TTAGGGCCATTTCCTTGGTTTTGACCTCCGCCACCACCAGCGTATAATCCGTTTGTAGGTCCATAAAAAGGTTGTGGACTAGATCCAAAAAAAGGAGTTACGTTTGATCCACTTCCTCCAGAACCTCCTGGTGAGCCTCCAGGTCCAGCGTTACCGCCAGTTCCTCCTGCGCCACCGCCACCACCGCCAGCAGCTCTAGCTCCCGGTTGTTGTGTAGCAGATCCTCCAGGGTTTCCTTCTGATGGTGAAAATCCTCCAGCGTTTCCTGAGAAACCACCTTGAGATGGAGGTGCTCCTCCTCCCCCAGATCCACCGGGTGCACCACGTCCACCGCCGGTTGAAGATAATGTTCCGCTTTCTAATCCTACAGTGCTTGCACTGCCGTTTGTTCCTGATCCGCCATCTCCTACTGTAATAGCTACAGGCGCACCAGGTATTTCTTGTGTAGAAAGAACTCTAAATCCTCCAGCTCCTCCGCCACCCATATTTGTTCCAGAGCCACCTCCAGCTAATATAAAAATGTGCGCTGCGTTAAATTTTTTTGGACCACTGTCACCAGCACCAAATCCTAAGACTTGGTAACCAAACATTTTACCTCTAGATGAGCTTAGATTTTTGTGTCCTTTACCCTCTATAGTTAAAGGGGTGTCTATTTTTTTCATACTCTAAACTCCTTATGCGTCGTTCGCAGCATCTGTAGTAAAGAATATTTTAACTCCAAGCACTCTTGCATCAGCAGTAAAAGTATCACTACCATCATTTGCGTTTCTAAATAATTGAAAATAAGTTAATTCACCTGCTGCTGGTGATCCTGCAACTGTGACAGCGCCACTCTCAGATGAAATTTGTTGATCCTCAACTGTTCCTATTCCAGCATCTGTGACTTCAACTGCAGTTCCATATGCAACATCAATAGTGTCATTGTCTGCACACGCAACAGCTTGTAATCCAAAAATACAATCACCTGTGTTTGTAGAACCTGGTGTCCAATATACTTGATAAGTTATTGTTCCTTCATTCCATGATTTTGGCATTGCAACAGAAAACTGTGCAAATTCATCTGTGTCTTTATCAAAGTCTAAAACTTTCATATCAGGTCTTGTTGCTGTTGTTTCAACTTGTTGTGCATCAGCACCATTAGTTGTAGCTCCGTACATAGCAGCAGCTGGAACCCACATAGTTTCTTTACCAGCAATTTTAACTGCAGCTGATCCTGATTTTAAAGTCCCAGTCCCTTTAGGGTTTAAATTTAAATCTACGTTAGTTTCTCCACTAGAACCTATAATTGGTCCATTACCTGTAGCTGCGTTTGTAATTTCTACTTCATTTACTGCAGAAGATGTTGTTTGAAAAATAACTTGTTCGTTTCCATTTGCATCTGCAATAAAACCTGCATCTACAATTTTAGGAGCTGTTAAAGTTTTGTTAGATAATGTTTGTGTTCCAGTTGTTGTAACATCTCCATCACCTGAACCAAACGCTAAAGTAATTATGTCAGGATTAGTTCCATCATTTGCTGATGCAAAAATTAATTGATCTCCTTTGTCATCCGCTGCAAAAGTAAAACTATCACCTGATCCTGATACATATTTAAATTGTACCGTATGTGAACCTGATGTTGAGTTTCTTAAAAAATAAAAAGTTTGTACATCTAAAGGAATTGTAACAATTTGATTTCCTGAAATAGTACCTGTGAATTCTATCATTCTGTGAGAAAGTACAGCACCTGTTGATCCATCAGATACAGATAATGTTGTAGTCTGTGCACCACCAGCTATTGATTGCTGAGTAAATCCACCAGAAATTTGTTCTATAAGTTGTAAATTGGTATTAGTTTTAGTCCCCCATGTACCGGCGTTTTCACCAGTTGCCTGAAGTTCTACTCCTAAAGGTGTGTATGTTGATGCCATATTTTTTCTCCTATGCTACATCTGTATACGATGTATTTGAACCTGTGTCAACATCTTGATATGCTTGAATTCCAAAGCCTGAAGCAGTACCAAATGCGGCCACAGAAGCAGTTGCAGATTGACCTGTTATTGTAGGTGTTACATTGATTATATTAGATATTGATCCAACTGAAGACGTAGAAGACAGACCTGTTACACCCATTACATCTGCAGGTGATATTGACCCAACAGAAGATGTAATTGATTGTCCTGTAGGTATAACTATAGGATTTGTAGTTATGTCTGAACTTCCTAAAGATACTGTAGCGCTTACTCCAGTTATACCCATTACATCTGCAGGTGATAACGATCCTTGTGATGCAGTCGCTGATTGACCTGTTGGACTCATTACTTGATCTGCAGGATCTAATGAGCCTTGTGATGCAGTTGCTGATTGTCCTGTTGGAGTTACTGAAACGTCTCCAACCATAGTAGCTGAACCAAGACTTACTGTTGCAGACTGTCCAGTTACACCCATTACATCAGCAGGTGATAATGAACCAACAGAAGAAGTTGAACTTAGTCCAGTTAAAATTATAGCAAAGTCATTTGCTTGACCCCATAATTCTTCACCCCAACCATCACGGCCCCAACCTACTTCGTTGTATGCTTCTATTGTTGAACCAAGAGAAGCTGTCATTGATAAACCAGTTAATTGTGCAGTGTTGTCGTTTACTGCACCCCATTCTCCAATGTTCCAACCGGTTCCACCCCAACCTGTTAAATTAAACGCTGTTGGTGAACCAAGAGATGAAGTTAAACCTTGACCAGATAATGTTACAACAGGGTTATCACTGTCACCCCAAGACTCTGAGTTCCAAGTATTTCTACCCCAACCATTTAATGTAAAAGATAATAAACCAGCCGCGTTTACTGATGAAGTTAAATCAAGACCAGTTAATGATACGGTATTATCTGAAAGTTCACCATACTCGTTTTGACCATATGCTTTACCACCCCAACCTTGTTGAGGCACACCCATGTTTGTACCGCTTCCAACTGAAGAAGTTGTAGAGAGTCCTGTAGCTGCTATGGTTACAGTATTAGACTGCCATGAGTTATCACCCCAAGAATTTTGTCCCCAGGTAGTTGACATAAGGAGGTCCTCCTTATGCTATTCTAACTATAGCGTTTGATGCGTCTGCTGCTGGAAATTGAATTGTGAAGGTTCCGCTTGTTACAGTTTTGTCTGATCCAAAATCAATTATGCAAACTGCTGGATCACCTGAAGCTGAATCATTAAATATCATACAACCTCTTGCTGTAAAAGACGCAGATGTAAAACTAGTGTCTGCAAAATCACAAACTGCAGTTGTGCTATCAGCAACTGGTGTAACACTTGTAAGTGCATTTCCTTTTGCTGTGTATCCAGATCCTGATACTTCGTTTGATGTAGTGTAAGCTGTAGTAGCGGCTCCTAATGAAGCGGAGCTTGTGTATAAAGCTATGTTAAATGTGTCACCAGAAGATGCCGTAAAATTATGCACTCCTTTTAAAATTTCTACTTTGAAACTCGTACAAATTGCCGATGTAATTGCCATAATTTAATCTCCTTTTACGGTGACGGAGAAGGGACTGGTATACGAACTGTTCCATCTGTATAGTCGTCTCTTTTACGTCTACCAATTTGCTCACTAGCAAACTTTTGTATCTCTTGTTTATACTTATTTTCATATAATGTCAACATATCCATTGGACCTTTTAAAAATCCATATGTTTCCACTAGACACGCATATAAAAGCCCATTTGGAAAATTAAGGCTAATATAATTAGTAACATTAGAAGAGCTTAAAGTATCTGGCATTACTTCAAAATGAACTCTAAATTTATATGTTTGATCTGGAACAGGCGCAAACATCATTCTTCCTGATGTAGTATCTGTATTACCTGTAGCTCCTCCAAACATAGCATAATATTTTGGTTTTCCTCTTTTTGCTGACTCAGTTGATGGTACGTATTCTTGTAAGAATGTGACATCTCTTTTCTCTAAAAAAGTATTGGCTCCTGTTGTAGCAGAGGTAGAATCGTATACCTGTAATGCTCTTACATATAAACATCCAGCAGGTGCATTGATAGTCTCTTGACCCACTACTAAATTACCTGTTTGTTGTTTTCTATCTGCATCAATAGGGACATCCCTCATTATCTTATATTGAGCATTTAAAATTATATTTTCTAAAACAGCTGTTGTTAACACGTTAGCATCAACCTCAGTGTAGTTTCTAATATTTGTAACTAAATCTGAATAACTTAATCCTGCCATTATGGTGATAGTGTAACCGGACCAGCCGATATTTCTCCTCCTCCAATATTACTATTTGCAGTTGCTGTTCCAGCAGCTGTAAATGTATAATTATTATCATCAACTTTAGTAATTGTAAATCCCGCAGATTTATTTATATCTGTAGATGTTATACCTAAACTGCCCTCTCCATTTCTAAATCTGACTACATCGCCAGTTGATCTACCGTGATTTTCTTCAAATACAGTTACAGTTGTAGAACCATCTGTAATTTTAAGAGGGTTTAAAGTTAATACTCTTGCAACAGCGGGTTCTACTCTATCTGGTCTTGCATTCAATAATCCTTGTGGATCTGCAGTGTGTGCTCTTGGTTGTAGTTGTGGTTGTTTAGGTTCAAACTCAGATATATGCACTCTTGAACCATTCCACTCAATAACCATTTCAGAATATGGAAATTCCATACCCGATCGATCAGAAATAAATTTTGCATATTTTCCCGAAGATGTTGCCATTATGCCTCCGGATAATAAACTTTAGGACTAATGTACGTGCTAGAAGGAGATCCATCTTCAGATAAAGCTCTTTGAAACTCATCTTCATACAATAGTTTCATTTGTTGAATTAGTTGTGGTTTAAATTTTTGCGCTAAATAATACGCTAAACCTGAACACATGCAAGGTACAAATCTATACGGTACGTCTGTTGCATTTGTGTAGTCACCTACATCTTGAATTCTTTTTACGTAATAATAATTTATAAATTTTCCTGCCTCAGAAGATCCAGGAGTTAGGTACAAAGTAATTGTAACTCTATCAATTAATCTTTGAACAAAATATTGTGTAGGTTGACCTGTAGCTGTCTTATTTGATAAAGCTTGATATTGTGATCTGTTTATTTTTGTAAGAGGAGAATCTACATTTGAGTTTCTATAAGCCACTTCTAATACATCATCTACCCCATAAACAGCTGTGGTGCTAGATGTGCCATCACCTGTTGATCTAAACATTGTATATACTGCTTGATCTGCAACTAACGTAATATTGTTATTTGCAACTTCCCAATAGTGAAGACCACGATTAGCCCACTCTTGAAACATGATATTTAAAGATCTTCTGGCCATCTTTAATTGATTACCAGAAACTCCTTGCATACCTATTCTTTCATAAGCCTCTTCGATTATTTCATCGACAGCAAATGTTTTATCAAAAGTTGCAGTCCCAGAGGTAGTGTTAGCCATTTAACCTCCTACTTATCAATCAATACAGTCGCTTCAACGTTAGCACCGATTGCAGAAGTAGTCATACCACTTTCAAATACAATTCCATCTTCAGGAATATTGAAAGCAAAAACATCTCCAGCTGGACAGCTTACTAGAAACTGAGTTACTCCACCTGATTGTAGAGTAATTGATTGAGTATCAGTGGCATGATCATTTTCTAAAATGATACCTCTAAGTCTTGTTCTGCCTGCAAATACTGCTCCAGTGCCTGTGACTCTTACTGCTTTTACATCACTTTTATACATAATTTTATATTCTCCTTAAATTTAAATGTGGGGCCGAAGCCCCACACTAAATTATTATTAACTTACTGCCGCACTAAACGGAGTTGCTGGTGTACCAGTACAACCAGACTCTACATCAACTTTCCATTGAGTAGAACTAATTGCAGTACACGTAACTTTTGCAAAAGTTACAC